TGTATCTCTGATAGCGTAATTGAGGCGCTTGATGAGGGAATGTTTCAGTTCCCGCAATTCCGCTTGCCGCTCCTGTCGGAAACCAACCATTCGTTGAGTCGAATCCTAGACCGGGAACGGACAACCATCTCATGTTCACCGAGCGAATCACCCAATGGTCATCCGAGCCGGCTTGCGACCATTCGAAAGAAGGCATCCAAACTTCCAAGAAATGTTTATTCTGTCCTTCCCAATCTTTCAGACTTGATGGATAAGTCCCGCCTGTTGAAAAGTTCTGATGGGTCATGGCATTCGTATATCCACCATCGTAGATTGTTCCGTCTCCCGGTTGAGTAGCATCCATTGGGCTAACAGGTGTTGCCGGAACTTGTAGTGGTGAGATTATACTTTGAGTTGTGTTAGTTGTTCGGGTTGCTTTTCCTTTTGGGGTTGCTCCTTGTAAAGAGAAACCGAATATCATGTGTATCTGTCCGTCTCCGTTTGAAGTCATTGTAATGTCGCTAAGATATGACAAAGTATTCGAGGCGACTGTCGTTGCGTACAAAGTTCTAGTCGTTCCCAAACCTTTCGCTGTTGTATATTGTTCAAGGAAATCTTGTCTTGTATTGAATGTGTTTACTTGGGTTGCTCTATGATAAGTCGAATCATTCCCCCAAATGCCGGTCGTGTATGCTCTGTCTTTCTCATCAATAATTGCGTCATAATAAATCACATCTGTAGCAGGCGTCGAATTAACATCTCCCGACAAAACATAACCCAAGTTCGAAACTGCTTGACTCGTGTCAAACTTGATTCTTCCCATGGAGTCCGAGGATGTTCCTTCCGCTCCCCTATTGACGTAAATAGCCGTGAACCTTCTAGCCGCAGTTGTGTAGTTCGCTGTTGGGTCGCCTCGATAAAACACAACAGGAACACCATCACCTCGCAAACATATTTTCGGCATATCGCAATAAATTACTTTTTGATTCAGAGTCGCCGGATTATTTGTTGCGGCATTTGATTCCTCGGCTGACGTCATTATCGGAGATACCAATTGAATACGGGAATCCGTTGTCTCCGGATGATTCCCATTACCTACGAACGCAGGGAACTCATCTTCTGTAGCCAACTTGTTCATTAGCCATATCGCTGAATAACTTCTCGACCCACCATTCGAATCCAATACTACCTGTGTAAAGGCCAAATGCAGGCGGTCTGATGCGTCGCAAACTAACGACGGTTGTCTTAGGTCATTTGGTGAACCGGCCTTTTCTCCGTCCGTTCCTGTAAGCGTTCCGGCGTTAATCAATTGAGGCGTGTGAATTGACCAATCCCAATCATAAACAGGAGTTGGAGAGTTGGATTTCAATGTGCGCTTGGCGTATGTATAGTAAAGCCTGTGCGCCCTTTCAAGAGTTGATGTGGAATCGGACTTCAAAGCGGTGTACTCGAGAACAGCGTGTATTGTACCGGCTGAATCGCTTGCATATGCCGCACCCAATACTCGACCCTTGTCTGAACTCCCTGTCAGAGTTTCTAACAAAGGTCCGCATTCATCTTTACCATCGTAATTTTGACCATCCACTTTCAGCGCTTTACTATTCCAAAATAAGTCCTGTCCTGTCGGTTGTTTGTAGTGAGTCCACATTGGCATATTCGAACTTGATGCCTGCCCACTTCTTTCGATTAAGAATTGATGAAGAGTTCCTTCGGGTGTTCTCAATATTCTCTGACCTTTTCCTAATCCGGCATCCGGACTATTAGTCCCTGTAAATGTGAAACTTGCACACGCTTCCCCGGAAGTGTAAACTTTCTTACCCGCTATCTCTGAAAGGAATCTCGCTCGATTCAATTTTTTATCATTCATCGAACCGACGCCTCTAGCAGATACCATAGAACCGGAATCCCAAAATGGTCTTGTTGTCTGACTTAGATGAACTTCGGTTGATGATTGCAGTTGTTCACTGACTGCCAATTGGTCTAACCTATTGTATTCAGAACTTCTAGCAAGCATGATTGGTGGGTACATATTTGTCTCGACTTCTTTATGACTGTATGTGTTAGGTGGCATTATCGGCATAGCCGAAGCATGGAATCTATCTGTTGGATGGTCGCCCCAAAAAGCAGTCAATCCCGTACCTTCGATTATTGGTCCGTGTACTCTTTGATATGAGGAATCATAACCACCCATCTTCGCACCGCCCGAGTTCAAAGTTTTGCGATTCCAAAGATTCGTCGATAATGAATAATTTCCAAGAGTCGGCCTTGAGCCACCCGGCAAGTTTTCGGGGCCTTTGTCGAACCCACTATTGAACCCAATAGCCCCGTCAAGTTCGATTGTGTCTGTTCTGTGAAACGGCAACTCAAGTTCTAAATCGAGTGAACCATTTCCACCACTTCTTGCTCGAACATGAACTGCCGGTGGAATCAGAAGATGAAGAGGAAGGTCATAACCGACTCCGCCGTGAACTTGAGTCCATATTATGTCAGTTTCGTATGGGTGATTGAATCCCGAAGTTCCATAATGCAAAGGACCGAAGTGAGAGAATCCACCTCTCGGTCCGATATAACTTCTAGCCGCACTAGCGTTTTGGCTATTATTCGGAAAATAATTTTCCCAAAGCGAAACAAGAATTGTCGTTTCTTGGAAAAAGTCTGTTCCATCACCATAGTCTATTGGGTCGAATAGGGCGGTCGGCATTGACCAACCCGACCATCCTACTTCTTGATGTGGATTCATTCCAATTCCAAAATCTGAAAATCCAATTGTTGTCGGAATATATCGAGTGAGAAGTAGGAAGTTTCGTCTCGCAGTCGCCCAATCATCAAGCGTGTCGCGAGTTGTTCCATTACTTCCGGCAGGTGAACTCATGACTCTATCAATCGGCATCGACTGTGGATAACCGCCGGTGTGAGTTCCATCAGACATTAGATGCGGAAGCGCTCTTGGAAGAACGGCATGACTACATCTTGCTTCGGGGTACGAACCGTATGTAATCGGTATCGCTCTCTGACCCGACTCTTGATACCACCAAGCAATCTGTGAACCATTCCACCATGTATCGTCGAAAGTCCAATTTTCAACAGAGACGGTTTGTGTTCCGACTTTCTCTGTCGTGATGTCAAACTTGGCTCGGCCTGCTACAAGTTTTCCACCGGAAGCAGGGGTGTTGCTGAATAATAGAATTAGAGAACGAGCCTTTGTGTTCGCTTTCAGAGTAGTCCAAGTCGGCCATCTTGAAAAATTATTTCCGGGTGGGGTGTTTGTTGATTTAGTTCCATCAGCCGCAATAACAGGTCTAGGTGCATTCAAGCCGGTTATGTCATCCCCTGTTCCCGGCCAAACACTTCCGCTAGAATCGTAAGTCGGATTCATAATTGATTTACAACTTTTAGTAGTCGCATCGTAATAGAAACCGGATGGGCATTCTGTCGCACTTATACTCGGATTCAATGGAAATCCTATATCTTCGTAAGGATATTCATCAGCACTGACAATCACATCTCTCTGAATCGCGGCCATTAACATTCGGCCATCTTCTTGAATACTTAGAGCAGAACAGTGCAAACTTGGGTGATGTGAAACACGACCTTTGTCTTCTCTTCCTAAATATCTCATTAATTCTTTTTGAGGGAAAACCCAATCATGGATTGACCATCCCTTCCAAGTTTTTGTAGCCGTATCAGTGATAGTAAAACCGCCATCCATGGAAGTCGCATACAGACCCGTTATGTGGTCTTGATTGGTCTTGGCTACCATCGCCGCCCTCAATGGATTATCGGCCATTGTAGTAGCCACCTTGGTGTAAAATGGGTCGCCTATACAACTATATTTGAATATCATAAGTTCAGAACCAAGCGGATTGCTTGCATTGTTATCTCCATCCGCCCACATCTGTCCGTTGCCCCAAACTTGTGAGTTAAAATCAGAAGCGTGAGTCATGTCAGCGGAGACGAAAAGTTCGCCGCCATAACCATCAGCATCCCATAAATGAGATATTCCACCTCTCTGATAAAACCCGCCGGGTTCAATTGTTCCGGATAATCTAGGAATCTTTGCCCAAGCGTGATTTGAGATTGGTCGAAATGGTGTCATCTGATGAAGACCCCAACCCTGCGAAGTTTTTCCGAAGAGAGCGTTAGTGCCGTAATCGTGTCTAGGCATAACAGAATGAGCGCATATTTTCTCATTCATATTCAATTCAAAAGCCTCTCCTTGGCTAGTATTGATGTAAACCTGTTCCAAGTTTTCCGGATTTATTCTGAAAACCGCATGGAAAATATTGCATGGTTGTCCGTCATAATTGGCGTCAATAGTCGGCCACCTTGGTGCAGGGTCGTTTCGACTTGTCGGAGTTCCAACATCTTCATGTCCGTTGTTCGGAGTTGACGCCGCTGACTTCGCAACATTTGTTGTCGGTTTTATTACAGAGACGAGAACGTGATAATCAACAATTGGTTTTCTAAAAACAATATTAGAAGCGCCACTATGTTGAGACAACTTCGAACTTCCGGGAGCGACTGTGATATTTTCATATCCAACAATTTGAGGAACGATTTTTACTTTTGTTGGAATCCTGTTTTTCAAGAAAGCCGAACTGTAAGTGTTAGAAACCGAAGTTGCATTCATGTCCGCAGTATCTCCAAGGATTCCCGGAGCATTTGTTGTCGTAATATCACCAACTAAATCTTGATTTCCATCTCCACCAAACGAACCCTTGGTGTCGTAAATTGTTCGTGTCGCATAGAAAGAAGAACTATTGGCGTCAATAGTCGAATTAGAAAATCGTTTTGCTCGAGTTTTCATAGCATCTGTCATCGGTTGAACTGCTGTTCCATCCGAACCATATCTGAAAATCGTGTCATATTCCTTAGCGGTATTATTAGTTCTTTGCTTGAACAAGCGATTTCTTCTATGAGTCAAACCGGAATGAATCTGTATGTTTAATCCACCATATCCGACGCCTTCTGTATTCCATAAATCTTCACTGAAACTATTGCCACCAAGTTTTCCGGCTGAAACTGAAAAGAATCCCGATACTGAAATAGTTCCTTCAAATCCTATAAGTCCGCAAGAATCAGCAACTACATGATTCCCATACTGCGCCGCTCCTATTGGAGAGGTCTTCTCTGTTCCACCATATGTCGGTATGTCTTGAACGGCCACACTTTGAATTGTATTCATCTTGAAATAATGGTCGTCGTCTGTAGCGTTGGTAGCCTCGGCAGTCATGCAAGCATCGGGAGCAGAGAGTGTAGTCCCTTGCGTCAATGTTTGAGGAATTGTGTGTTGATTCAGAGTCCACATTACATCCCAAGTTTCATAGAAGTTTTGACCGCTCCAATCAGAAGTTCCGCCACCATCAGAAGCGATGCCGGCATTTGCTATAGTCTGACCATTCTTAATTGGATGAGAATGCAGAGATGTTGCGAATATTGTATTATGTGCGTCGCCATAAGTCAAGCCAAAACCGTTAGAAGGTAAATCTGATTTAGCAAAATGAGTCAAAGCCGCAACCCGCATTCCACCATTGAAGTTTGCATTTGAACAAGCGCCGACGCCATCTAAACCACCAACCGTTCCTATTAATTGGTCGCATGGTGTGTGAAGTGCGTTCACATCGGGAGCAGACATATTTTCCATCAAAGAAAAATTGCCCTGTCTTGCTGATGCAAACTTTCTTCGGGGATGGGATGTGTATCTTCCGGCGGTCGAATACGTCCTTCTCGGAACTATGAACTCTGAACGAATCTTAGTTGCATCCCACATTGACCGAGATGAGTGTTGCATCAATTGACAAAACTCTAATTGACCCATTCCATAATTCAAACTTGGCGCTCCAATATTGAAATACGCTGATTCATAAACAGGCTTCAAAGTGAAAGTGTTAGCCGAAGTCGGAGTTATTCCGCCGGATTGTTGTCGAGTTATAATTCTCGGAGCATTCGGCATTGGTTGAGTTGCTAACTGTCCGGTTCTTGGATATGAATCAGCCAACAAGTCTGAATCTCTATTGAATCTTGAGTCGCCGGATTGTGTTGAAGGGTCGGCTTTTTCATCCGCATACATCACGGTAAACGGTAATCCCAAGCCCGCACCTAATGGCGGAATTAGAGAAACCCTCGTGGTTGGGACTTTAGGCACGATTGTTTCAGCATGGGTTGGGGTTCATCACCCTTACTGAATCATATATTGTTGAGCATCTTCTTCGCTGATGAACTTAACACCTCTGAAATCACTTTTCATTGGTGTGAGTATTTCTCTAACTAATACATCAGACATACGAGCATGAGCAAAATTAGCAGTTAACTCAAGTTGGAATAATGCTAACGAATCCGCTCCGGGTTCTGATTCAATCTGAAACCTAGTTTCGACCGCATCCGGTCCATGAACTACGCCTCTCCATCTCATTATCTGTTTGTGTTTTAGTTCCATATTCATTCCTCAAATCCCACCTTTATGACCTTTCCACCAAAGAGGCGTGTTGCCGTTTGGTCGTGGGTCTTTCTCCCACTTAGCGAAAGTTTTGCTGTGGTAATAATTCCTGTAAGCCACTACTGCGTCCGGGTCTTTGTATTCGTCCGGCATAGCCAAGACAAAATCCGTATTGTGAGCCATTTTGTATTTAGCACACTGAATTGAATTGGTATTTGGAATTGGCAGTTGGTTGTATGCTTTGAGACAACCGTGGACTTTGCTAAATCTTCGATTGTATTCGACAAATAATTGTTCGGTGTTAAGCCATAACCAAGCGTAATTTATTCCATACACTTCACTGACATTTTCACGATTTCTTGTCAAGTCTTTTCCAACCCATTTTGTACAAGGATGATGCGGATATGCGTTGCCGGAATATCTTGTCTCGCCATCGACGCGGAACGGTAATTCAGATTGTGAAAGTGAACCCGATTTAACAAGCGCGGTTGTTAGCATTTGCATATTTTCGACTATCATTTTCGGGACGTGCTTATCACATTGGAATTGAGCCGCTACCATCGGACGAGAATCGAGGACGAAGATGTTCATTATTGACCACCCACTTTCTGACCGTAGTTGTATTCCGGTAGCCAATCTAGCCACATAAGATACTCATTGACTGCCGTACAATATTCGCAGTCGTTGTCTAGTTCAGAGATGGAATGACCGCATGGTCCTTTCCATTGATTACCAATTTCCCAAGACGCCAAACCGTCCTTCAAGAATTGAAGTCGAGGGTCGAATGCACTCATGCGTACACCCTTTCAGTTTCAGCATTTACTTGAACGTCAGCAACGCCGTCAACCCTGTCCCTGTAAGCCCTCATTACAGCATCCATGTTGGTTATTCGAGTAGCATACCAAGCGCCAACATCAGCGTCCCAATGGTGGGTAGCACCGTTGAAAACAGATACAGTTGGCTCTACGTTCATCACTTCCATTTGACGCACATAGTTTACAGTCATACCTTCCGGCATAGCATCCCACATCTGTTGAGTCATCTGTTCCTCTTGGCAGTTCATGTTCTGTCCTAGGTATTCCCCCTTATAACTGTTTCGAAGTCTCAATGTAAAGAAACCTCAATGTAAAGAATAGATGCCGGCACAGGGGGCATTATCCCCGACTTCTCATCCCTCACGACTTATTTTCCCGGCGTGGTGTGCTAACATTCTAAAGGAGACGCCTACCCTTTATTAATGTTTTGATTATCAATGTAAAGAACTCTCAATAAAAAGGTTTATAACCAAAAGGCTCTGTCATTAGTTTGTAAGAGGACGCGACGGAAACCGCGAAAGGTACGAACCCTACGGCGACTAACCCCCCGCGGACTTTTACAAAGTAGGAGAACCGGCTACTGAAAGGGGTCGCTACTTAGAGCGCAGGGAAAAGGGACGATGACCCGCCTTGAGCCACTAAGAGAGAGTTCTATGGGTCGCTCCCACCTACACTTAATTTCCTAGTCCGGCTTCGCGTATCAACGTAGCCGACCACGGTGTTTCGCCATGGCGTCCACCTTCTCTTTGATAGTTGAAATCGGTTAATCTTCCTACGAACTTTTTATTCACTGCGCTACCGCTGTAATCCGTATCTTCATATTCGAACTCAACTAAAGAGCCGCTAACTAGAATCTCTTCCATGAAATCAATATCGGCATTCGCTGTCGCCTTGAGGAATGAACCTGTCATCTTGAACTCATCACTTCTCGAACCCATGTCGTTCATTTCCGGATATACTGCATCAAGAACAGGCGTGGAACTATAGTTCGCTTTTCTTGTTCGGTCAAATGAAGCCGGCTTGGTGTTGAGATTTAACGGTATTACAAGAGTCGCAGGTAATATCTTGACAACCACTTTCGCGGCAACAGATGTATTGGCCGGAGATGCGTTGTCAGTCGCGCTGACTGTCGCCATATATTCTCCGGCGGTTGCATAAGTATGGTCGGCATTCGGGCTTGAGCCGGAGACAGTTGAACTACCATCTCCGAAATCAAATGTATAAGATGCAATTGTTCTCGATTGGTCAGTTGACAAAACATAACTTTCAGAAGCGTCAAAAGTTGTTGCTTGTCCGGCTCTTATCATGGAAGGTATTGCTCTCAATAGGGCGACAGGTTTCACTTCTGCTACGACTACAGATATTGCGGAACTTGCTACAGACTCATTTCCGTTGTCATCTTTTGAATATGCAACCGCGTTGAAAGAACCTGCTTTCGAATAAACGTGAGCAACATCGTAAGTAGTTGTTTGTAAAGTTTGGTCGGAAAAATCTAACCAACCTGTTTGAGAACCATCACCGAAGTCAAACTTGATTTGAGAAATTAATCTATCAACGTCAGTTGTAATTCCTGTTCCTCTGAACGAGATTATGTGGCCGACTTCTGTTCCTATTGGACTCGATAGGTCGCCACTGAATGAGTTTCCAATCACGTCCAAACTTGCTGTCGGTTTCAAATCATACTGAACTTCCCAATTTCTAATGATAGGAATCTGATTCCAATTAATCGGATGTAAATCAGTTTCATTTGAATGAGGAATATAGAAATGATATTTGATGACGAAACCATTTGTTATTGCTGACGCAGGCAAGTTCGAAAGGTCAACACTTCCAATACCTGCTATGAACCCGGGGTCTAAATCTGTGAATCCTGTATATGCTGTAGTTGGTTCTGCCTGTGGTCTTCCTGTGGCGGCGGCAGGCGGTTCGAAAAGACTGACTCGAATCCTCATTCCTCTAGTATTACTGATATTCTCTGCCGTGATGTCGAGGCTTCGATATTTTGCTACGTTAGCAACGGATTGAGTTGTCGTACTAACATTGAAAGGAAGCATGGCCGGAGATGGGATTTGTCTAAGCGTCAAATAATCAATCTGTAAATCTTTAGAAGATACGGCTAGATTCGGACTTGAGTTTGTAATTGGTCCTTCCTTACTGTTCTTAATTACAGTCGGTGTGTTGATACTTCCACTAGCCGCCATCACATCGCAGGCTTTGATTGTCATTCCCCAAATGTGCTGACCCGAGTTTGTATCAACACCTTTGCTATTGCCATTCAAAAGCAATTCCATTCCGCCTTCGGTGAATACAGTTCTGATTGTTTGAGTTCCTTCTGTTAATGTTGTTCCTGTTCCATATCCAACATCATTTCCTAAACCACCCCAACCAAGTTTATTTGTATTAAACGGCCAAGCATCACTGTTTGACCAATCAGCATTTGAGAAATATGGAGAAGTTCCCCAAATATATACTGACGGACGGCCAAGCGTGAATGTCGGTCTTCTTGTATCAACCCCGGGCGTCCCAACGGTTGATACGTTGTTTAATGCTCCAAGCAATTGACTTTCGGGAGCAGTCGAAGCGTTGAATTGTTGCTTCGAACCGTTTGATGATTTGGGATAGAATCCAAGTCCGAATTGAGCGTCGTTTGTTGTTCCGCCTGTAATCATAGAATGTCTTCCGGTCATTGGATATGAAATGCCGTTATCGAACTCGATAAGCGTCATTCTGTTTTCACTAACAGGAACAAACGCTCTCATTTCCATATCTAACCATACAGGAGAACAACCGATTTCAGAGACGCCTATTTTTGTAGTCTCTGCGCCTGCCTCAATTCTATTGCCGCCATTTGCGTTGTAATTTTCCCAACCATCGTATGAAATCCCATTTGTATTTACGACTTTGGCGGTTTCTAATAATGAAGGTCCATAACCATATCTTGTTCCACATCTTTCATGAGCCGGCCAAGGTCTGTTCCTTCCGTATAACCAACTTCCGGAAGTCGAAACGGGTTTGATATAATCCCAAGCGTGGCGACCCGTAGTCGAATCCATGTAAGACAACATAGCAATTGATAATCCACGATGACCCCATTTGGAAAAACTACCATAATCAACAGTTATGGTTCTAACAGGATAATTCCCTTGTGTATCATTCAGCCATAAACGAGATGTTCTTGAAGCCGTCTCACTGCCCGGAACTGTAGTTCCCGATGGTCCTGTGGCGTATATAGGCCAAGAAAAGTAAGCCTGTGGTAAATCCCAACCAACAGGCGGGGGAACTCTTAGAGAACCACCACCAAAGGACGATACTGTCGGAGACATTGAGAAAGTGTCATCTCCGTCTTTACGAGGACCAATCGCTCTAACAATAAAATTATTATCGTTGTTAAAATGTCCGCTTGAGTCGGGATATTGAGCATTTCTCACGGTTGGCCTACAAGGATATGTATCGTTTTCAGATTGAGGGACATTGGTATCGGAACTAAATCCACGTCCATGAGAACCAACGCCGCCGAATCTAATTTTTGCATTTCCACTTCCACCTGTACGACCTAAACTCATAGACGCGATTCCGTAATCATTAGTAGTCGAGGCGACAATACCATTCAATAATGAGTCCATACTTCCGGGTTTTCTTCCTTGACAAACGTATGCTGTTGATGCGGAAGCCGCTGAACCTATTCTATAGAAATGTTCAGATGTTGGTCTAATGTTTATCAAAGTTTTAATTCTAACGATTTGATATTTGACAGCCGTCGAATCACCGTCGCCAAATATTTCATCATATGTAGTAGTGGTGAGTTCATCGAATCCGGCACTAAAACCCGCCGTAATCCACCAACCATTCATGTCCCAACCTTGCGTTGTTTTACTTGCATTGATTGTTGTCGAAGATGCCGCGTCATCTTGATAACCATCAAGTCTGAAATCCGGATTGGGAGAACCTGTTCCCAAGACCCCTGTCATTCCTGTGATGTAAATCGGCATTCCTTCTCGGCATTGGAAGTCAAAATAATTTGCGATTCCACTTCCTTCAATGAAAAGTTCCATGACGCCGGCTGTCGATAATTTAACTCCGAACAGTCTATGCCTTCGAGGATTCGGTCTGACAATTTGAAACTTCGGATTAAGTTTTGATGTTCCCGTTTTACCTGCATTGTTGTCTGCGGCAACCAAGTTCGGCCATGACCTTGCTTCGGCCAAAGCGCTGTTGTGAGCGTTCGAACCTTGAGCCGCCGGTGAAACAGGACCTTGAACGAAATCAAACATTGGGTAAATCTGCGCGTCGCAATCATGTTCCGGTGTATCTCCTGTCTCTCCCTTCCCATCTTTACCGTTCCAAACTTGATAAAGCGTCATTGTATTTTTGCCGCCGATTGTTCTATCGGCATCGTAAATATAAGGAATTATATTTCCGTCTGTAATATCATAAGTTCCATTTTTCAAAAAGCAGGCAAGCGCCATTCTCATTCTGTATTTTGGCGCTAATGATGGACCGGAATCTGCTGTAATATCGGGATTCGACATTCCGCCTTTTATCGGGTTGCCCGTACTATGTGTTATTCCATTTTTGAAGTATGACCACCCGCCCACTTTTCCTTGTAAGTGGTCGCCGGAATATCCTAAATCTTTGTATCTAATTGTAGCCGAATCTTCACCTTGAGGGTCAGAATCATATCTTGTTATTCCCGTTCCATCCGCTGTCAGATAACCAACAAAGTTCGGTCGCGTTGTCGAGTAGTCTCTCGGTGTCGAATGGTCAATACTAGCATTAGTTATTCTCTTATCGAATTGATTGTTGTCTAACATCAAAGGCATGAAGACGGTTGCTCGAATCAGAGATTGTGTTATTGATGCTGTTGAGCCGTCAGCAGGCCAATTAATGCTTGATGAGACTCTAGGGTCATTCTGTATCTGCGGAAGCGCTGACGACGCTCCTAGTCCTAACGCACCGCCACCAACTAACGCATGAGGAAGAAATGCTTTCTTATGTCCGTCGTTTGAACCAATATGCCTGTATGTATCAAGCATCTCCGCAAACTCTTGGACTGTCATAAAAACAGGATAAGGACCTTGACTAAGTAGCCAAGTAGTTCCGCCACCGAATCCTCTATCGTTAGATGAAACGCTCTCGCCGTAAACCGATTCTGCATTTGCTTGAGTGTCCGGAGATGGAGCGATGAGCATAAACTTCGTTTCAATTCCGGCTTGGCTGACTACACACATGGGACTGAAAGTTCCCGCTCCGGAGATAGTGATTGTGAATGTTGTATTGCTTCCGTCGTTATTAGCGGCCGCTGTGCCGTCGTCTTTGATTGCCTCGACTCTTACCCCCGGCGTGTCATTCTCGCTGTTCAGTGAGCCTTCATCGGCATTTGTGAGATGTCCGAAGTTGGTGTGATACAAAACAGGGTCAACAGTCAATCCGCCAAGTCCGTCATTCTTGACATAAGCCGGCCACCATCTTTGAAGTTCGACTAAGCCATTCTTGATTCGTGAAAATGGTTTCGTTATATTTTGAGTAAACTTTGCCATCTCACAACACCCCCCGAACGCCTCTTGTTAATGAACTGCGTATAATCTTAGGCATTTCATTTTCAATAATCTGCCTTATATCTCCCGCCGAGACGTTGTTTCCCGCCCCGATATTGATTGAGTCGAAAGTGAGGTTAATCACCTGCTCGGTATTTGAGGTCGAACTTGTGGAATTAATTTGACTTACCATTTCCGGAAGCCTATCGAGCGGAATAACCGCTTCCGGTCCGGCTTCCCCAATCAGTGCTGTAATTGGAGAGTTAACAATTCCACCAATTGCCATCGGCATTCCTACCGGATTTCCCATCATGTCTGTTGAGTCATCTAAAGCATTTCCACCATGATGAACAACCGCCTGTCCGACTTCAAAAACAACACCCGCGCCCAAACCAAGACCTGCTCCGACTAACGCACCTAGAGGACCACCAACTACAGCGCCGGCTGTCGCACCCGCGGCAGTCAATTTGCCTACATCTTTTACAGAATCGAATGTTGATTCGCCTTCCTTTCCGACTAACCTATCATCTCTTTCTTGGTTATTATCACCAACGAAGTCCTTGAACTCGGACATCTTTTCCATAACTTTCAATATACCATCGAGTATTGGTTCTATTATCTCTGCTAATTTTCCAATGACCCCGACTATTTTCAATATTTCCGGAACTAATGCTCCGAGTATTTCAACAAACTTTTCCACGTTGCCGGGTTTGAAAGCCTCTGCAAACGCAGGCAATAATTCAGTCTCGACCGAATCAGCAATCGTTTGAAACTCATCACCCATTGTTGACGCTCTCTCAATTGCCGCATCAAGAGTTTGCTTAATTCCGCCTTCCATTGTTATCAAGCGAGCAAATGGTTCACCAATAACCAAAGACAATTCCTCAAACTTCGAACGAGTTTCAGCAAGCGCGAAAGCCGTTGAGCCTTCTAACTGTCTAACGAATTGGTCTTGTAATGTGTTATTCATGTCAGTCGTGGCGAATACTAATTCGTTCGCTTCTGCTATTGACCTTAGAGCCTCGGCGTTTCCTTGGAGAGCCAATATCGAACCACCACCTCGAACACCGAAGATTTCCAATATCTCCGCTGTCGTAGCGCCGGAACTATTCAGTTCCTCTATCATTTCTACTAAACTACCAACACCTGTCGTTTGACTATCTACAGTATCTTTGAGACTCTTGAAAGCCTCATTCTGCTCTGCAAGAGAATCTGTTGATTTATCTAATGCTCTTTCTCTTTGTCTTGATTCCAACGCACCTTCTCTTTGAGCAAGTGCTAAATCTTCATTGGCCGACTCCAATCTTTTGATTGTAGCCATTTCAGTTTTAGTCAAGTTTCGATTCTGTTTAGCCGCTCTTTGACGAATCCTCGCGATGTTGATTGAGTTCTTTTCTTCTTCAATGCTCATGTCAGTCAATTCGTTGTTCAGAGATTTGAGTTCCATATTCGCTGATGAGATTGTTTTCTCTAAATCATCAATAGTTCTGATTGTCGTACCTAGTGCCGCTTTCGCCGCCAAGCCCGCCGGTGATAATGTTGTAAACTCAAAACCCAATCTCTCCATTGTTCTTCTTGCATCATCTGATGGAGCAATTAATTTGTTGATTGCCTGCCTAAGACCCGTACCGGCCATAGAACCCTGCAATCCCGCGTCTCCAAGCGCACCTACAGCCGCCGCCGCTTCTGATATGCTCACACCTGCCGCCGCCGCAGTAGGACCGAAGAAACGCATGGAATCGCCCAATTGTTGTAGGTTCACGAAAGAAGAAGTGAAGGTGTTTGTCAATACTGATGTTGCTCTTTCTAGGTCAGTAATGTCAAGTCTGAATGCTTTGAGAGATGCGATACCAATTCCCGCCGCAGTCTCAACATCTGTTCCGGCAACAACCGCGAAGTCAACCATTGTTTTCAGAGCATTTCCGGCTTCCGTGTCTAACTCGGATGTCGCACCTCTCATTTGGTCAAGAGACAAACCGGCAAGCGCTAGAGTTTCAGCCATAGCGCCGACTTCTGTCGCTGTGAACTTCGAACCTGCCGCCACGCTTCGGATTTCATCTTCTAGTTTGCCCATGGCGATAGCCTGTTCTTCTGCTCCAAGGGTGAACTGTTTCATAATCGCACTTGTGCGGAAAAGTTGTTCCTCAAAATCAATGAATAGTTTGACTGTGTTGACAACGAAGCCGATGGCTTTGAAAACTGCGAAGAAAGTTGCGAAGGTAATGGCTAACCCGGCGATTGCTCCACCGAATCCCCTAGCCGCTGTAGTTGCCGCTCCTGTTGCCGCGGCTACTCCTTTCATGGCTTTTGTATAACCGGAAGCGTCAGCGGAGACGATTGCGTTAACCGCCGTTTTACCTGCGCCCATAACCATATTCATCGTCTCCTATTTTTCGCTAAATTGCTTCTCGCCTTCGCCATCTGCGATTGCTTACGAGACGATTCATTTGCGCGACGGTTTTTCTCACTATGGGCTGATATGTACCAAAGTGTATCTTCTGACGACATTTCTCTCCACTGTTGAGGCGTACAACCTATTTCGGTCAATAGCCCATAGAGGAACTGCCCGCCGTCTGATTCGGCGTCAAGTTTCAGTTTCCCAAAACGCCTTCACCGTCCAAGTTTCCGACGGTTTCAGTTATTCTCGACGCTAGTTCTGAAAGTAATTGTAAAGGTAATTTTTGAAACTCTGACCATTTCAAAGTCTCATCGCATTTTGCTAACATTTCATAGATAGTTTTCAAGCCCATATATTCTTGCCTATCACTAATGTTCATGTTTGATATGGCAGGGTCTTTCTTCATTATTTGAAACTCGGCGGCGCTAAGTGTCTTCACCTGTAGTTCATCGACTTCTAAACCTAAATCGGCTACATTCACTGTTATTGGGTTCGAAGCCCTCTCGAGCGCAGAGTTTAACCATCCTGTCATTTTTCATCACCTTAGTTTAATCAATCTCTCAAGATTGATAGTCCTTCGAAAGACGCATTAATCATCAATGCTCCTTCTGCGCCTGCTTCCAAGCCTTCAATTGCTAAATCTGTAATAACACACCCGGAGACTGTGTATGTATGAGCGCCGCCGCTAGATGGATTATCTGCGTCAAATGCTATGACAAGTTCGGTGTCTCCGTAAAACCAATCCCATAGGGTGTCATCTGCTAGACCCCATGCTTTCGTCAGAGTACCGCTAACTGATTGTAATCCTCGTGTATTCGCTGTCGGCAAGTTTGAACCGAGAGTAATGTATTTTCCTGTCGCTCTTGCTACTGTAAAATCACCCGAAACGAAACCGACTATTGTTCCACTCACTGTTATTTGTCCTGTGATTCCTGTAAACGCATGAACCGCCATATTATTCCGAGGATGATTCGGGGTTTATGAGGGAATCGCTTACTGTAGGTTTGCGATTGCTGTTGGTGTGAAGTGGTAATCTCTCTCTGTACCCATGAAGCGTCCGTGTGTTGACCACATTTCTGAAAGGCTCATGTAAGTCCATCCGTCTTCTTGAACACCGCTGATATATCCGAAGAATGTATCTTCTCCGTCGAACTCTGTTGCTACGAAGGAAGCACTGCTTCCCCAAAAGTATCGTACTTGTCCGATTGCTTCTGTTCCCGCTCCGTCTGTTGAGTATAGAGTAGGTAGTCTGTTTCTGTTTTCTTGTGTAAGCGCCATCTGTCTTGCCATGTTCTTCCGTGAGGCTTTTCAGGTATAAAGGTTTCTATCTATCAATGTCTTAATCTCTCAATGAAAACCTTTATTAATGAAAGTCCACTCGCTTAGATTGGAAGTAGAAGAAATCCGGGGTAAAGAGACAGAAGACGGTGTGTGTGAAGACGAAAGTCCACTCCTGTAATACCCGCAATCGTTCCCCCGGCTTCTATAACCTCACTAAATAACCTCAAACTTGCTCGATTCATTCGTGCCATACAAGGACGCTGATAAGCGACGGGCGTATAATCGCCGTTATCAGAAGGTCTATTATGCTAATAACGCAAAGAAACGCAAAACAGAAGTTGCGTTGCGTCGTAAGAATATTCGACGTTGGTATGATGAAATCAGAAGAGAATCAAATTGTTCGGAATGTGGATTGAGCGGCGAAACTTGTCCTTGGCTTTTGGAATATCATCATCGTGTTGCCGGAACTAAAACTGCCGGCGTTTCGCACTTGGTAAGTAATGGATATTCAAGAAAAAGAATCGAGGAAGAGATGGCGAAGTGCGACATCCTCTGTTCAAATTGTCATCGGATTCATCACTACGAACAGAAACTTGTCGGCAAGGGTCCGAAACAGGATGGGGGAAAACAGACTATTGACCTCGATACCATTGATGACCCGCTCCGAGTAAACGCAATTAAATCTCGTCGCAAGTCTCAAAAGAAAAACAGACAAAGAGTTCGAGAGAAAAGAAAAGCGGAATTGAAAGACAAACAAAATATGCCCGGTCCTTCCATTGATGAATCATAACTGTTATAGTAGTGGCTTTTAACCGAATGACATGGTAAGAATCCTATGGGGAAGCGAGCAACCTACAAGACCAACAGGATATGGTATTGTCAGTCGAAACTTGATTAAAAGATTAGTAGCCAAAGGACATGAAGTTTTTGTCATGGGTTGGGATTACAATGGTGAGGACTTTCTTCACCCCGAAGGATGGACTATGGTTCACGCAGGCATCTCCGGTTATGGGTCTGAAAACCTAGGCGGACCGAATAGCCCAACAGTTCTCGAGGCTACAATAAAGAAACTTGATATTGATATTTACATTTCTTTAATTGACCCTTGGTATATTGGTCATGCAGTAATGTCAACAAACAAAATGTCAATCCCTTATATTGCTTATCTTCCAATAGACGGATTTCCAATATCTCCGGCTTGGAAGGATATTCTGAAAATGGTTCATACTCCAATGTGGATGAGCAAGTTTGGAAAAAGAACTTTCACCGAGTTTGTAAAAGATTATTCATCCGAAGGAACAGTTCCGGTTGAAAACAGAGATGGAATCCTCGACCGTTATCTTACAGAAGATACGCCGGTTTTATATCACGGTGTCGAACTTGATATTTTCAAACCAATCACCGATGAGGAAAAAGCGGAACTAAAAGAGAAGATGGGAATTAAGTGGGATTTCGTGTTTATGAGTGTGGCAAGAAATACAAATCGGAAGCAAATACCCCGGTTGTTAGAGGCATTTTCACAATTTATTCATTACAATCCCGATGTTCCCGAAAGTGTCGGCTTGGTTCTACACTGTGGCGACCCGACAGATACGTTCGGAATGGGCGGTTGGAATCTTCCGGCTCTTATCGCTCAATACAACTTAGGCGATTACGTCGCTTTCTCTGATACAAGTTCGAATCCACTTTCGGGATTGACAACAGTAGAGATGGCGAGATTGTTCCAATCATGTGATGTTCATATCATGGCTACAGGCGGAGAAGGTTTTGGTATTCCATCAGCAGAAGCCATGGCCTGCGGAAAGCCAATCATTCTTCCCGATAACTCAACAGGTCCGGAACTTGTCGGCTACGGACCTCAACGACGCGGTTGGATTGCTAAGTCCTCTACTCACATTACAGGACCTCAATGGGGAGTCAATATGACATTAGTCGATATTGAAGACCTCGCTTGGAAAATGCGAACGGCTTACGAACAAGATGAAGAAAGAAAAGAGTTCGGAGAGAACGCGAGAAAGTTTGCCGAGAAGAACTTCAATTGGGATGTTCTAACTGACCAATTAGAAAAGCAGATATTGAAGACTGCAATTGAAATACATCCGCTAGGCGGAATGTCAAGGGTGATATAATATGGAGCAACGAGAAATTAAGAGAGTATCAAAGCCAACAAAATTATGCGGAGAACCATGCAAGACTCACGGTCGTCCCTGCATAATCGGAATGGGATATGGAGACGGAAGACAAGAAGCGCTTGAAAGAGCATTATTCGTCGAAGGTGTCAAGCAAAAGTTCTCACATACCAAGGACTCAACGCATTATTGTGATATTTGTATGAGAGAACGTCGTGAGGGACGTCATCCGGGTTATTACAAATATGACCCAATTACTCAACAAGTTTTACCCGGCGCTGTCATAACTAAGAGACTAAAGCAAGAAACAAAGAAAATGGCGAGACGAAAAGACATAGCCGATGGTAAAAGAAAGGCTTTCGGAAATCGCTCCAAAAAGAAGAAGTGAGTGAATGGTAGGACCGACCGGGATTTGGAATGTCGAAGAAGCGGATGGTCAGCATGGTTCTGACCCCGACCTTATGAAAAACTTGTGGAAATATTTTCCAATGGACGAACCAATCTATGACTTCGGTTGCGGACCGGGAGATTATTGCGTATCACTTTCGACGCAAGGTTTCGAAGTTGAAGGATTCGAAGGAACGCCATTACAAAATCTAGCAAGATTTCATCCGATTCATCAAGTTGATTTGGCCGAAGAGTTGGGCGAACTTGACAGCGCGAACATACTCTGTTTGGAAGTTGGCGAACATATTCCACTCAATAGGCAACAAGATTTGCTACACAACATCCGTAAAACTTGTTTGAACAGAGCAATTGTATCTTGGGCAATTCCGGGACAAGGCGGATATTATCATGTGAACGAACAACCGAACGAAGTGATAATCGCGGAGATGGCGAGACGAGGATTCAGTTTGCATCTCGCAGATACATTACAAATTAGAAAAGACTCAAGTTTTTGGTGGTTCAAAAACACGTTGATGGTCTTTGATAGAATTAGTTTGTAGGAAGACGGAGCGTGAATAGCGCCATCCATGTCCCTTTCATGCGAGTATTTTTCAACAGCGTCTAGTAAAGGGCGCGTCCGGGTCGATGTCGTGTCGCGTCTTCCTACAAACTAATGAGGCAGGCTTTCAGTTATAAACCTTTTCATTGAGGCTTACTGACATTGATACACCGAAACATTCATAAGGGGTGAGCCTCTCGCTTAGTTTGTAGGAACTTAGTTCCTATGTCGCCCCTTATCCTATGGTGTCCGGGCGGCGGGAATGTGAAGGTATCTCATAACGTGTTTGAGAGTATTGCTAAAAACTATCGGAACTTGTTTGGGTAGTAAAAAGTAGTTCATCAAGAGAACAAAATGAGACTAAGGTGTGGAGTTAGTTATTCCAACGTCGGTGCATAGTTCGAAATATGTCCTAATCCGTTCAGCCTTCTAAGGTCATTCCCAAAACTACCATCTTCTATTACCTTGGAGAAACCAATCGGTAATCAATCCAATCCAAACAACAAACTCGAAGAGGCAAATTAATTCCCATGCGGGATTCATGCCTAATCACTTGTTCTTGTATTCTTCGGAGTTTAGTAAGTCTTGTAAAACATCTGCACGAGTTTGAGTTTTGTGCATATCAAGAACAGATGTGTAATGACGAAGACCGCCTAGGTCAACTTCCCTTCCTAGAACTTTCATGTAAAGTCCTTTCAAGAAAGCGTCGGAATCTCCGGCGGTTAAATCGAATCCCTTCCATGATAGAACTTCTTCGCTTGCTTCCTCTTCTGCGACTTCTTCGACAACTTCCTCGACAACTTCCTCGGCTACTTCTTCAACGGTTTCTTCAACCACTTCTTCCTCTTCTGCATCGTCCCATGATAGGACAGCATCGAGCCTTTCAGCCAATTCTGCTTTAGTTCCTGTTGTATCTAATCCGTTCTCTTCTGCGAGAGCGACGAGTTCTGCTTTCTTCAAATCTATGAGAGCCATGTACTTCCGGGGTTATTGGGGGCTTTTAACCGTGTTCATTCATTCCAACGTACTGCGACTGTTATATCATATCTGAATCCGTTGCATTTGTCGTGTTTCCCATCGGGTCCACATTCCGGAGCGAATAAAGTAATCATCTCACCTGCCGCGGCTTTTTGTATTCTAATCCAATGATAATCTGTCCCTGCTACACCTGTGAGCGCTCCACCTGCTTGTGGGCTTGAGAGTGTTTCATTATTCAGAATAGCCACGGTGTTGCGGAACAAACCATGAGCCGATTCCCGGTCGGGGTGAGTTAGAGTGATTTGATAGTACGCTGTCGAAATCTTGCCTGCTGTCAAACTTGCTCCACCTGTCAAAGTCGATGCTTGAGTTTCAGAATAAATAGGAACTATGCAAACTTGAAATGTTTTTGCTTTTTTGTATTCCAACCAATCATTGTTGACAGAGACATTCCATGTTCCCGGACTCGGACTTGTTAGATTTGTCAGAATAAATTGTTTGATTGCATACCAAACAGAGTTTGCCGGAACACCTGCGTCAGTTATCGCCATGCTATTGACCTCAATAGTTCCCCTTCAAACCGAACGTCGCAACTCCAACAAGTTTTTGCTTTTTCAATTCGTTCAAAAACCAATCAAGTTCTTTGTTCGTATTATCTTCTAATCTGTACCACATATCCTTGACTCTATCCATGCAATTTTCATCATTCAAAGCGGCTCGTGCGGCGTTTCGACAAACCATCAAAATTGTAGCCATCTTCACCATAGCCGGAACTTCTGTATTCCCACTAACATAACTGACTTTCAATAGATTCTTGACTCTCTCTCCTAGGTACGAATTGAATCTGATAATCCCTGCTTCGGGATTATGTAGCCAATAATCATCAGTGTCTCTGTTTCTTCCCTGTACTAATGTGTAAGAAACTGAACCCGACCCATCATATTCCTCAATCTTGGTTATGCTTGCTACAGGACGAAGACCCAAAACTGCGTGTTCACCGAACACTGTGGAATCAATCCACTCTTCAACACTGACCGTTGAGGCTTGTTGAGTTCCGAGATATGCGTCAATAACTCGAGACGCATTGGAAATCATTGTAGCAATTTGTGAGTCAGTAGGTCCTATCCCTTCTGAAAAGTCAACACCTGCATAAGTTTCGACGTCTGCTAATGTGCAATAGTCTAGGGCAGTATCAGTCGCTTGACCAATAATTAATGGCCCAAAGAAATAACCGGATGAAGGCATGGTCTGACCTCACCCTTTACGGTTTATCAGCGATGCTAACAAGACCGAGAAGGTAATGGGGGATTGCTCCCCACATTATCCTACTCAAACTGTTGCTATTCCAATCAATTTACAGACTGCATCAGTGTATCTTACACCGAAAGCAACGTCTTGTTTTGGTACTAACAAGAATCTGTCTTTTTGTGGTTCGTCATGGAATCCGATACTGAATCTTCTGTCAGCAACGGTTGGGTTTCCAATCAAAGGAGAACGATTTTGTAGTAATAGAGCAACAGTCTTGTTCTGTACTGTTGAACCACCTGTCTCATAATCGCCGGTCCAGTTAAGGTTAGTAGCGATAACACCTGTAGCGAAAACACGGATTCCGTAAATGCGTCCAAGTTCTCCGGAAAGAATTGTTGCACCTGCTCCGTATTTATCCACGGTTTGAAGTTCCGTCATGCCGAGAAGTTGCACTTCGAGGTTTCTTGGCACGATTAATGAAAGGTCAGCGCGGTTATCTGCGTAAACTCCAAGTTGGTTAATTGCTGAACGTAGGTGAGATAGTGCGAAAGTTCCACTTACTGAAACTGACTTACCTGCACTCTTTCTTAGACCATCGAATAATGTTAGGTAATCGTTGGAATCTGCGTCAACACCACTAGGGTTTGTACCTGCGTTGTATAGACCATTGATGTTGTCTGCGTAGGTGTTTGTTATGACTGTATCACCGTTGATGAACAATGACTCTTCGTTAAATGCTAGACGAGAAGCGATGTCATCTCTTAGAACTGTTAGAAGACCTTCAACACCGTAAGCGATTAGATAGTTTCCGATTGGTACGTTTGCTATCATGGTCTTTAATTCTAAAGTCATCTCTGCTGTTGTAGCACGAGATTCAGCGGATGCTGTACCCGCTTCTGTCATTCCTAATGTTTGAGCATGGAACTCAATAGAACCTGTTAGTTTTGGAACTTTCATAATTCTGCGGTTCATCGGCATAGCAGGGAATAGAGAACGCATAAAGTTCCTCTCATATACTATAGCGATAATTTCATCAGCAGTTTCAGTCGGCAACATTTCTTGCCCTGTCCCTGTACCCGCACCCGCTAGTGCCGCTTTCACTCTTTCAACAACGTCGTTAAACTCAATATCTTCTGTACTCATTTTTTTCACTTCCATTTTAATTTTCAGTTTCTACCCTTGCCCGCTAAGTTAGCCTCTAGCCATTTAGCAAGGCCGTTCATACCGGGACTTACATTGGGCTGTGGGTCGAATCTACTTGCTTTGTTTACGTCAGCAACTACGGTGTCAACTATTGCTGACTTTCTACTTGCTATAGGTGCATCAATTTCAACACCTACTTCTGATAGAGTCTTTGCGACTCTCTTTGAAACTTCTGATTCAATCTCTGCTTCTTGTTCTGCAACACTCTTTGCTTCTGTTAATTCAGAGATTGTTGCGTCTCTTGCTTCGACGACTGATTTTAGTTCTGCAATCTCGCTCTCTAATGTAGCGGTTGCGTCAACTGCGGATTCCATTTTGGTCATCCTGTCATTGAGTTCTTTCAGAACACCAACAACTTCCATTAGAACCTCAACACCGGATGGGGTTGCTGATTCTTCTTCTGTAGCCTCTGCTTCTTTAGTCTCGACTACTTCGTCAACTACTTCCTCTTCAACTACTTCCTCTTCGACTGCTTCTTCTGCATCCTTAGTTTCAATAATTGTTTCATCTGCTGTTAGTTCTACTGTTTGTTCCTCTACAACTGCCTCTTCTACTATAGGCTCGTCGATAGTTTCAGCGTCCTCGCTGATGGATTTCTCTTCGGTTGTTGACATATCTGTTGACTCCGTTGAATCCAATGGGTGTGAGTCGGGGTTCTTAACCAAATCGTTCGCTGACAGTTCCACTTCCTCACTATCTCCGGTACTAGATTCATAGTCATCATGGCTACTACACGGCATATAGAGGGTTTCTCCCTCATCATTTTCCATTGTGTGAAATCCGGAACAACCTAATTCTTCGGCTCTCGCTAATGCTTCCTCTTCTGTTGTGTAAATATCAACACCGACCATTTCTTTCTCGGACAAGTTTTCAGCGCTGTCAGAAACTTTTCCTTCGCAACTATTGGACTCAATAGTCTCGCCTTTGCATCCACATCCACATCCCACTTTCTCCCCAAGTGATTTTCCATTCTTCCAACTGAACTTTTTCTCAACTGAAAATAATGCGCCCGGAGATGCCGGCACATCGACGACCGAAGTCTCGACCCAATCAATCTCGGTGAATCTGATATAACAGTCATCTTCCTTGTCTTCACAAATCTTGACTGCCGCTTTTGCTATGAATCCGATTGAGAAAGCCTTGAGCATTCCCTTCTGTATTTTTCTTGTGATGTCTTTTTCACCACTGTCAATCATAGCAGTTCCGATTGGAACAGTTCCATAATCTTCCCATTCATCCATGGAGACATTAGTCATTTTTCCAATAACTCCGTATGTCTTAGAGTGGTTGTATAAGATAACCGGATTCTTGGAATACTTATCCCAAGCCGCCATCATCGCTTCATAGTCAACAAGTTCATTATGCCTGTCGAGCATATCCTTGTCGCCCACATATACAGGTCCTCTAATCATGACATCTGCATTTTTCTTCTCGTCATCTTCGTAAGCCTTAACGACGAAAGGTGTGATTATTCTATACTCAATCTGAACATCTTGGGAAGGAAGGTCGAGGGAATCGAACTTGTCTTGGTCTTTGATATTGATTGCTCCGCTTAGTTCCATACGACCTTAACGGGACTGTCCGTGGTTTATCACTGATTTGATTATCAATTAAACCATTCTTCGAAACTTAACGATTCAACATTTGGAGAAACCGGAATGACGTTGTGATGTTTTTTTCTTTTGAGTTCATATACGAATATATTCTTCCCGACTGTATTTCTATATTCGGCTTCCCCGTTTTCTAATTGTTCCTTGATTTTTTGAGCGAATGGTTTTAATTTTCCATTGTACATTGTTCGGATTGTTTTGTCGTGATATTGTTTCCCATCTGACAATCTGATAATTACTCGTCCCGGAGAGGTAATACCATCATGTCGAAAGTTCGACGCTTTGTATATCGTTCCTTCATGACCGTGATTCATATCAGAATATGAGACTATATTTTTGACAAGCGTATTATTTTTTAACCATTTCAGAGTCTTACCAATAAAATATGATTCAGCATTTTGAGGCGTATCGTCAATGCAACAGAGACGGCGTAGTTCTAAAACATCAGATTCTTTTTCACCATAAGGCTTCCAAGCGTTCGCCATGCCCGGCATTCCGTAAAGCATAGCGCCGACTAGAACTCTCGAATGTGATTCGTCTCCTTCCCACATAGCAAAACAATACGAGGAACGAACCCCGTTTATTGATTTAGAATAATGCCACTTTTCAATAAATGGCCTAATAACCGAAACATCACATGGTTTGACGTGATACTCTTTGACTGATTTAGCCATGCTAATCGGTAAAGACCCACCTACTTAACAGTAATCTGAATCCATAGCAACAAGATGCCACATGATTTCTTGTTCACATTCTTGACAGATTGGTTGCATTACCCCTCTGATTCCAATTTCACTCGTTGATATGTGGTCGCAACAGTAGCAGGTCGTGTTCTCCATGTACAGTCCTATAGGTTTCCACCTATAAAGGTTTTGATGTATCAATATCACTATATCTCAATAGAAAGAATG